AGCGACCCCAGTTACTATCCGCGCCCCGTCATGGAGCAATGGATAGATCACCAGATGCGGATCAATGCGTTGTTGTCCAAGTGGGTCGAGAACATCCGCGTCAACGCGGGTGGGCGATTCCTGACACGGCCCAACGCCATTGCGACCGAAACGTTCATGGGTGGCGTGACCTCCATGATCGAAATTCGTGGCGCAGGTCCGATGTCGGACAGCATCCAGCCTGTCAACGGGTTTAGTGTGGGCAACGATGTCAAAGAAGCCCTCGCGTTGGAAAAGGGGGCGTTTGAAAACGCCTCGGGCTACAACGCGGTTAGCCGTGGACAGGTGACGGGCGAATCGGGCCGTGCCATCATTGCCAGCCGTGAACAGTTGGAGCGGGTCTTTAGCCCCGGCGTCAATGCTTTGGCAATGGCCTTCACCGACTGGGGCAAAATCACGCTGGCAGGGATGTCGTGGGGCTACGATATGCCCCGCTCGCTTGGCGCAGTTGGCAAGGGTCGTCCCGACCTCGCCCGTGCCGTGTCGGCGTCGGACTTTGACGGACAGAGCGATGTGAAGGTCGAAGCCTCGTCGATGATGCCGATGCCGCTGGCGTTCCGTATGTATATGCTGGACAACTGGCTGCAAACGGGCGTGATCGACATGAAGGAATACCGTCGTCGCCAGATGTTTGCCGTGGCAGGGGACATCTCCACGCCAGACTCGGATCAAGAAGCACGGGCAAAGCGGGTGGCAGACGCTATTCGGATGCAGACGCCCGTGCCCGAGATGCGGTGGCAGGACAACGAAGCAATTCACCAAGATGTGCTGGAACGCGAGTTACTGCTCCAAGACGACGTAGAACCGTCCGTCATTGCCGCTGCACAAGAGCGGTGGGTAGCACTAGCAAATCAAGCGCAGCAGAAACAGGGAGGGGGAGGAGAAGAAGGACCGCCTCCGATGGCCCCTCCCGCTGGGGCTGGCCCAGCAAGCGGACCCCCCGCAGCCAGTGTACCAAATATCACACCGGGACAGTTACCGCTTGCCAGTGGCAATCCGCCGATTGGGGTCACCAACCTACTCCAACAGAGTTTGGCTGGCATTCCAGAGGCAGAACAGGCCGCACAGCAAGCTGACATCTTATCCCGACAGCAATAGGATCGTAGCATGGACCTCGGTGAAGCAATTTCCAGTGCCGTCGCCTCCGCCCTCCCACCACAGCAAGACACGGCTGTGGCTGAGGATGCCGAAGAGACACTGGCTCCAGATGCAGCAGACGATGGCGGAGAAGCAGTAGAGGACGCTGGGGAATCAGAAGACCTTGGCGATCAGCCCAATATGCCAGAAGGTTATGTGGCCGTTCCAACGGTCATGGATGATCTGGCAACGGAGTTCTCACTCCACGATGCAGATGGAGAGGTCGAAGTCCCGAACTTGATGGTTGAGTACAAGGCCAACGGGAAGATGCGGAGTGACCGCTTGGATCAGGTGGTCAAGCTGGCCCAGTGGGGCGTGTACAACCAAGATCGGGAGCAGAAGGTCCAGCAGGTTGAGCAGGCTGCTCAACAGGTCCATCAAGAGCGCGAACAACTCGCGGCCTTGCTGTCGGAACGAGAAGAGCAGATTGAAAAGCTGTTGATGGACGACGATTTCTTATTGGCTGTACGCGATGCGTATGGCGAACAGAACTCGCCGGAAAACAGGGCCGCTCGCGCAGAACAACAGGTGCAGGACATTCGTGTGCAGCACCAGATGTCGGCGATTGCGGAGAAAGGCCAAGTATTCTACGAGAACGAAATAGCGCCAGCCCTTGATATGATTGCCAAGGCACTGCCGTCTGTTCCCGTCGAAGAGTTGGCCGAGAAGTTTCAGATGGCGATGTATGCGCACGTTGAACGCGCTCCCAACGGAGAGGCGTATGTTCCAGCGTCACGCTACGATGCGATCCGACAGTACATCCTCGACGATTTGGCCGTATGGGCACAAGCGCAGCATGGTCGCCGCTCACCGTCAACCACCTCTGCCCCGCAACGGGAAACACAGAAGGCGTTGGCAGAACGGGACAAGGCTCGCATTGAGTCACAGAAGGCCAAACGTGCCGTAGGACAAAAGACCCTTCCCGTTGGCAATGCAGGCAAGCCGTCCGGCAAGCCGAAAGCTCCAGCGGGCAACACGATAGACGATGCCGTGGCCAGTGCGCTGAGTACGGCGTTGTCGTCATTCCGTTAATACTTTCTAAGAGGTGACCCGTGGCTAACCCCACTCTGATTACGGATGCCGAACTAACCGGCCTCCTGAAGAACGTGTACTCGCAGTTTCGTGAGAAGGTGCAGAACCTTGTCACCCCTCTCCTCGCGCAGTTGGAGAAGGGCCGCTCTGGTGGCCCCCGCAATATGCGTTGGGGCGGTAACAACGTGTTCTTCGACGTGGTGACTGGCCGCCCGGCTGGCGCGACGTTCTCGGCCTCTGGCTACTTCCCGCCCGACACGACGGCGACTGAAGTGCAGGCCAATGTCGGTATCGTCCGTGCGTACACCACCCGTCAGGTTGACGGTCTGGCGTTTGTCGGAACGCAGTCCAAGGATGCGGCCTTCACGACCATCGCCAGCAAGACGATGGAAGAAATCAAGGACGCTTCGATGCTTCTCATGCAGCAGGCGCTGCATAACAAGGCCGATGGTGTGGTGGCGTTGATCGGAACCGTGACTAGCACGACCGTTATCATCGTTTCCTCGCCCTACGGCATTGCCAGCTCGGGTCAGGGTTCGTTGCTGTTGTCGGTGGGCGACTACATTGCCGTCCTCGACACGTCCTCGTCTGACGCGGTGCTGGGTCGTGCGGCCATCACGGCCATCACGAACAGCGGCGACAACGCCACGCTGACCATCGGCACGGCCATTTCGAGCATGGCGGCGACGGACAAGATCGTGAAGGCGACCGCGAGCGATACGTCGTTCAACGGCGCGATGAACGGTTTGATCAGCATCACGAACCGCGCCAATGCGTATCCGTCGCTGCACAACATTAGCAATGCGACGTACAGCATTTGGGATGCCACCCGCATGGTCGCGGGCACGGACACGCCTGATGCTACGCAGCCGACCGAATCGGACATCTGGGACTTGATCCAGAAGATCGCTGGTCGTTCTGGCAAGGATGCCAACGTGAAGCCCAAGGACTTCCTCCTCATGACCACCCCCGGTCTGGCGAAGAAGCTCATGGAGTCGATGGTCGCCCAGCGTCGCTTCACTGCTGGCGAGTTCGGCACCACGATCAAGGGTGGCTACAAGGCCATTGAAATCTGTGGTATCCCGTGCGTGACGGACTACTACGTCCCGGCTGGCACGATCTACCTCCTGCACATCCCGTCCCTGTCGTGGGTGGATGCCAAGGATTGGGGCTTCGTGGAGTTTGAGGGCGCGGGTCCGTGGCGTTGGCTCTCTGGGCGCGATGCGTTTGAGACGACGTATGGCTGGTACGGTAACCTTGCTTGCTTGGCGCGTAATGCGCACGGCTCGATCACGGGGTACACGGACACGGCTCGTTACAGCCACATCTAAAGTCGCGGTGGGGGGTGGTAGCACTTCGGCTGCTGCCCCCCATTGGGATCAACTTGGAGACTTCTAGATGGCCTACAACTTTTTTGCTCCAAAGCCGGGTCGCCTTGGGACGCTGCCTGTTCCGCTGACCAGTGGCCGTTTGAACACGGGCACACTGGCGGCTGGCACGGACAACCACAACATTGGCGGGTTCCCTGCCAAGGTGTATGTCAATCGGGCGACCTCCTGTGCGGGGACGTTCCCGACCGCCGCCACGTCGTGTGTCGTCACGCTGTTCAAGATGACGGGCGCAACGGCGGTGGCCTTGACGGCTGGCTTGGACATCAACACGCAGACGGCAGACACGCCGTTGCAGTTTGTGTTCCTGACCTCGACCACGGACGCCCAGCGGACGTTGACCACGGCGGACAGCCTTCGCGTGGCGATGGTGACCGTGGGTTCTGTGACCGTGCAGCCCGACGATGTGACGGTGGTCGTCGAACTGCTGGTGCAAGAGTAGCATGAACAAGCCCGTGATTCTGGTGAATCCTGCGGGCATCCCCGAGCCGTCGCCTGAGATTCAGCGGCGGCTTCGGGAGGTGCATAGCGGACTGAAGTTGCGGCTGATGGACACAGGAGTGCCTACATGGTCTGTGTGCATGGAGTGGCAACCCGATGACCGCCGATGGGAGTGGGTGCAGCGCGAGAGCTACGACGCACGAATGGCCTATGACATCATTGGCTATCTGCCGCTGGGATGTAGCCCCGACGAAGCCCCGTCATATTTAAGCAAGATGGTCCGTACCTTCCCGCGAGAAGACATCCAGCGGTTGACCGACTCCGTGGAGAACTACAACACGGGGATGATGTCTGCGGCGATGGACAGCGCCATTGGGGAAGTGCTGGATAGTGCCGATCCGTCTACCATGCGGCGTGGCCGTGGACGCCCTCGTAAAGTGAGCTAAGGAGAAGTATGGCAACCGTCACCCTTGGGCAGTTGGTCACCGATACCCGCGAGTACATGGATGCGGTTGGCTCGACACGGTGGTCAGACGACACAATCAAACTCGTCCTGAACAACGTCTTTGACAGCGAGTGGTCCAACATCCTGAACGCTGCGCCATACTATCGGTTTGCGATTCGTCAGGTCAGCACGGATGTCAACGGCCAGTTTGCGTTTACCACGCTGGATAGCGGGTCTGGCGATACGCAGCAGAACTTCTACCGTATGCTGTCCGTCAGCGACGGCAACGTGCTGTACGGGCAGACACGGTATCAAGATGTGCCGCTAGCGACGACGAGCAACTACCTGCCGACCTACCCCCGCCTGTATTACATCGCGGGGCAGGCGGTACAGGCGTTGCCCGTGGCATCGGCGCTGGGGCTGTATGTCGGCGTGAACTACAAGCCCACGGCTATTGCTGATCTGGTAGGTGACGCCAGTATCATTGACTATCCTGCCAACGCGCATCTGGTGTTGGTGTGGCAGGCGGCTGCTCTCCTCCTCCTCAAGGGTGGCACGGAAGCGGCGGCAGCAGCCAACCTGAAGGCGATGGCCGACGATGACCGCAAGTCGCTCCTCGACGACATTCGCCGCATGACGATCAACCCGACGATGATGGCCTATCCAGACGTGAAGTATGACTGGAGTGGCGGCTGATGGCGCAGGGGCGCGAGAAGGTTGTTGACGAGCAGCCACGGTTTGATGGCGGACTGAACAGCGTGTCGGACGATGCGGCGGTCCAGCCTAATCAGGTCCGCACGTCAACAAACGGACGACTCACGGACTATGGGGCCATCAGCAAGCGGGGTGGCACCCGCCGCACGTCCGCTGTGTTAGCCGCCCAACCGATTACGGGCGGCTTTACATGGACAAAAGATGATGGCAGTCGTCCCGTGTTGGCCGTGTGCAACGGCAAGCTGTTTACCTCGACGTTCAACACGACCACATGGACGTGGACGGAACAGACGGGGGCGCTGGCGTCCAACACCACGTCGTACTTTGTCACGTTCCGCGACGGGACGGGCAACGATGTCGTCTACATCGCGGACGGTGGCCTCCTGAACAAGTGGAACGGCACCGCCCTTTCGACCAACATCGCTAGTACGCCAAGCTGCTCGTCTCTTGCGGTCTATAACGAACGGTTGTGGAGTACTGGCGACTCCGCCTATCCCGACAGCATCTTCTACTCTGACCTCAACAACGGCGATACGCTGGGCATTGGGGCGTCAGGGGGCGGGCAAATCGTTGTCCGCACGTTTGGACAAGAGCAGGTGGTCGGCCTTGCGTCCATCAATACGTCGTTGCTGATCTTCCACCAGCGTGGTGTCTCGCGGGTAACGGGCTACGGGCAGGACGATCTAACGGTTGCTCCGCAGGCGGTCAGCGCGGACGTGGGCACGATTGCCAAGAATAGCATCGTGGCCAACGACAACATTGCATACTTTATCTCAGAGCGGGGATTGTACCGCTGCAACGAGGCAGAAGTCTCGCCAGTCGCCACCTCGCAACAGCCTGACCCGATCCTGCCTATTATTCGGCAACTCACGTCGTCAGAGTTTGACAAGATAAATTGTCTGGTGAATCGGGCCACCAAGGAGTTGTGGATCACCATCCCCAGCTTTGGGTGCTATCAGTACAACACGTTGCTGCAAACATGGTCTGGCCCGTGGGATACGGGCTATGTGTCACCAGACACGTCGTACCTGTTTGAAGGGATCAACGGCTCCGGTCTTCCGATTGCCTTGCGGGGCGATGCGTCTGGATTTGTGAGCGTGTGCGATGCGCCGGGTCTCTTTCTGGACAACGTGGCCAGTAATGGGACAGGCGGCACCCGCTATGCCATGTCCATCCAGATGCACCGACTGTACTGTGGGGACGACGCGCTAGCCAAGGCCCTGCGGTGGGGATACATCACGGCCCAGTTGAATGGATCAGACCAGACCCGTATCCAGTGGAACACGGGCGAGTCTTTTGGATCATACAGCCTTCCCGCGACGTATAGCTCAACGTGGGGTGACCCCAGTACCACATGGGGAACAGGGACGTGGGGTGGTGCAGGCAGTGTGAGTTACCGTATTCCGATGGGTGGGACTGGGTACTATATCGACGTAACCATCATTGACTCTGGCGAGTCCCAGCCAGTGTTTAGCCGATTCCAGTTAGAAGCGTTCGCGCTAGGACGGAGATAGCTTATGGCAGAAACAGTCGCACAGCATAGTGTCGCCACGTTTACCACGCCAGTTAACGGCACGTCACCAATCGACGCCACCACCGTCCGTGGAAACGACAATACCCTGCGGGTTGGGTATAACGATCACGACGCCGACCCCGGCGTTCATCTCCAGTCCTCCCTCCTTGCCTCTCGCCCTGCGGCGGGAGACTCTGGGCGCAAGTGGCTGACCACCGATGTCGCCGCCCTCAAGGTGTACTTTGACACGGGATCAGCGTGGTCGGAGATCAGCTACCTCCCGCTCTCGGGCGGCACGGTGGCGGGCAACGTCAGCATCACGGGCACACTGGGCGTCACTGGGGTCTTGACGGCAACGGGTGGCGTGGTGGGCAACGTGACGGGCAACGCCAGCACGGCCACCGCGTTGCAGACCGCCCGAGCGATCAACGGCGTCAATTTTGATGGCACCGCTGCTATCACCGTCACGGCTGCGGCAGGGACGCTGACGGGTGCGACCCTTGCTAGTAATGTGTTGGCCTCCAGCTTGACCAGCGTAGGCACCCTTGCTGCGCTGACGGTAACGGCCCCCATCACGGGCAGTGTGACGGGTAGTTCGGGCAGCACAACAGGCAACGCGGCTACTGCCACGGCGTTGCAAACGGCACGAACGATCAATGGCACCAGCTTTGACGGAACGGCCAACGTCACCGTGACGGCAGCAGCGGGCACACTGACTGGGGCAACGCTCGCGTCAAACGTGCTGGCGTCCAGTCTAACCAGCGTTGGGACATTGGCGGCATTGACCGTCACGGCCCCGATTACGGGCAGTGTGACCGGATCAAGCGGAAGCGCCACGGGCAACGCCGCAACGGCCACAGCACTGGCAACGGCGCGGACGATCAACGGGACCAGCTTTAATGGAACCGCTAACATCACGGTCACCGCTGCCGCTGGCACCCTGACAGGCTCGACGCTGGCCTCTGGGGTGACGGCCTCTAGCTTGACCAGTGTGGGCACCCTGTCGTCGGTGGCGGTGAGTGGGACGACGGCGTTAAACAGTGTGACGTACACATGGCCTGCGGCGGACGGCACGAACGGCTACGTTTTGTCTACCAACGGGACTGGCACTCTGTCGTGGGCGGCGGGTGGTGGTGGTGGTGGTGGGACAACCACGAACAGCCTGACCGCAGGCACTTACCTGACGGGTAGCCCGTTCAACGGAAGCGCAGCCATTACGTTTGCCGTTGATGCCACCGATGCCAACACGGCCAGCAAGGTCGTCGCACGGGATGCGTCAGGCAACTTTAGTGCTGGCACCATAACGGCAACCTTGAGTGGCGCAGCCCCCGCTGGCTCCCTAAGCGGGAGTACGCTGGCGTCTGGTGTCACAGCATCTAGTCTCACCAGCGTTGGGACGCTCGCCACGCTGACCGTGACAGCGGATATTGTAGGGAGCGTGACGGGCAGCAGTGGCTCGACTACGGGCAATGCGGCGACGGCAACGGCGTTGGCAACTTCGCGCAACATCAACGGCACGGCGTTTAACGGTACCGCAAACATTACGGTGACGGCTGACGCCAGCACGTTGACCAGCGCGACACTGGCGAGCGGTGTTACGGCGTCGAGCCTAACAAGCGTCGGATCGCTGGCGGCGTTGACGATGGCCGGTACCGTGTCGATGGCTGACAACGTGATCGGGCGTCCACGGTTTACCGACTACGCCGAGACGTACACGACGCCAGCGATTAGCGGTGGCGTGCTGACGCTCAACATTGAGAACGGCAACGTGTTCCGCGTCTCGCGTAACGCCAACATCTCAACGCTGACGATCAGCAACCCGTCAGGCACGGGCAATGCCTGTTCGTTCACGCTGATCTTTGACGCCAACGGGACGAGCTACACGGTGACGTATCCAGCAGCGGTCAAGTGGCCGGGCGGGACAGCGCCGACGATCACGACCACGGCCAGCCGCTCTGATATGTTCGTGTTCTACACCAACAACGCGGGCACGACATGGTACGCCATGACTGCCGCGCAAAACTTCGTGACGGCGTAACCGATGCTCGCAGATCGAATGAGGATGGCGGCAACGCCAAAGGCAACGCAAGGGCAGCAAGCCTACACGACGGCGGGGACGTACACGTTCACCGTCCCTGCTGGGGTGACGAGCATTTCGATGGTGTGCATTGGTGGAGGAGCGAGCTTGCAATCATCAACTGTAACGGGTGGCTCGCTATCATACACCAACAATGTCACCGTATCATCTGGGACTAATTGCACTGTTGTTGTTGGAGCTAGAGGAGCTAGTAACAACAGCGGTGCAAACTCATCGCTTGCTATCGGAGGTACAACACACTGCCTAGCAAGAGGAGGAGCCCAATCAACGACCAATGTAGGGACTGCGTCGTATGCTGGCGGCAATGGTGGCGCTGACAATGGCGGTGGCGGCGGAGCAGGTGGATATAGCGGGGCTGGAGGAAACGGAGGATGGATTACAAATAATGGAGCATCCGGCACTGGTGGAGCTTCGGGTGGCGGCGGCGGAGGTGGGTATGTTGGCACCAGTTCTTCCCCTCCCGATTCAGAAACTTGGCTTAGAGTTGCACAGGCAGCAGGCTCGGGTGGGGGCGGCACTGGCATCCTTGGCACCGGATCAAATGGTGCTGGCGGTCTTGCTGGTTCGTCTTATTCCTCAACCTATGATGTAGGTGCAAGTAGTGGGTATGGCGGTGGCGCCGGTTCAGGCGGCTCCGCTGGGGAGAGCGGCGGGAATAGCGCTGTAGCTCATACTGGGTATTCCGGCACTACTTCTGCTGGTCCGGGCGGCACAGGAGGAGCATACGGCGGCGGAGGTGGCGGGGGAGGGTACGCCGTATTGTATAAATACGATTTGGAGATAAATGACTGGGTGCTTTATACAATCTCTATTGGCGCACAAGGACTTGGTGCCGTTGGAGCCGTCCGTATCATCTGGGGCGCTGGTCGTAGCTATCCGTCAAACGCCGCAAACGTTTAACTAAGAGAAAAAGAGAACAACATGGGACTCACCATTTCTGATAGCGACTTGCTCGTCATTCAGGTACAAGACGGCAAGCCCGTTAACCACCCGCTGACGTATAGCAACTTTCGTATGTTGTTCCCGCAGACCAGCTTCCCCGATATGCCTGACAATTCGTTCTTGGTGGACTTCGGCTACGCGGTGTTCAAGTATGTTGAGCAGCCTGCGCCAGTCCAGTTTGAGAACACGAACGAGGGGCCGATTGTGTGGGTCGTAGCAAAGGATGCGTACAGCAATACGTGGATCAACACGCCGTTTACGCCAGCCGAGATGGAAGCGGCAAAGCAGAATGCGTTAGCTGGCCTACGCCGTACCCGTGACACGAAGCTGCAAGCCTGCGATTACACGCAGTTGCCCGACGTGCCGCTGACGGACGAGAAGCGAGCCGAGTGGGTGACCTACCGCCAGCAGTTGCGGGATTACATGGACACGGTGGTTGACCCGTTTAATCCGCCAGCGTGGCCCATCCCGCCAGCGAAGTAACCCATGGCCGTCACCCTGCCCCTGCACACAATTAAGACGTTCACGGCCCCTGTCAACATTGGCACGGGCCTGATTGACGCGAACACGGTGCGGACGAACGACAACCTTGCGGGTGCGGCCTTTAACGCGCATGACGCGGATACGTCGATCCATGTGCAGTCGGGCACACAGGCCCAGCGACCGGCTACGGCAACCGAGGGCAGCGTGTGGGTGTCTACGGATACCAGTATTGCCTACATCTACACGAGTAGTGCGTGGGCGCAGATCAGCGGGTGGTTCCAGAACTACCACGGGGCGTTTTCCGACACGACCGACCAGACCGCTGGTGCAGTCAACACGCAACAGCTTGTCACGCTGAACACCACGGACATCAGCAACGGCGTGACGCTGGTCAGTGGATCTCAGGTAAAGGTTGCCAACGCTGGGACGTACAATGCCCAGTTCAGCATCCAGTTGGCCAACGCCGACGCGCAGGATCAAGATGTCTGGGTGTGGTTCAAGAAGAACGGCACCAACATTGCCAACTCTGGTGGGCGTGTGACGGTTGTGAGTAAGCACGGGTCTGTCGATGGGCACCTTATTGCGATTTGGAACATCTTTATCACGTTGGCGGCCAACGACTATCTCCAGTTGTACTGGGAGACGACAGACACCGACTGCCGTATCGAACAGGTTCCCGCAGCGAACAACCACGCCGCCGCGCCGTCTGTCATCTTCACCATCAACAGGGTCTAGCGATGCCCCCGCGTAAGGTTGCGTTTTGGAAGAAGGCTGCCCCAAAGGGGGACAAGCCCACCACCCTCACCGCGAGTCAGAAGGCGCGAGCCAAGGCCCGAGCCAAGGCGGCTGGACGACCGTACCCGAATCTGGTAGACAACGCCGCCGCCTCGCGGACAGGAGACAACAAGTGACCACCCCCACCGTCCTCGACACCCGCCCTGCGGACGAGGCCATCGTGTCAATCTCCCAGCGGTTTGCTGCTAGATTTCAGCAGGAGATGGAACACGTTGCACAGGTCGCCCTTGATGCGGCCCCAGACCTCTCCCCCGAGCAGGGGTGGCGGTACGATGTCTTTGCTGGTGTGTATGTGCAGTTGGCGTTCCCGACCGTGGAACTGCCGTCCACTGAACCGGCCTCTGAGGCCACGGAGTAACGATGGCTCGTAAGCGTGGTGGAGTGGCGGGTATCTATGATCGGAACAAGAAGCTCATTAAAACGATTGCCCCGATTGCCGCAGGCTTTATCCCCGGTGTTGGCCCGCTAGTTGGCGCAGCCCTTGGCGCAGCGATGGGCGGCGACACGGAAGGCAAGGGGTACTTTAGCGGGTTTAATGCGGGTGGTGCGGTTAAGGGTGGCCTGAGTGGCTACGGTGGAGCCAAGCTGGGTCAGGCGGCAAAGGGTGGCCTTGCTAAGATGTTTACCGCCAGCCCAGTCGATAAGCTGACAGGCGCCCCAAAGCTGGGTGCCTTCACGCAGACGACAAGTGGCGCGGCCCCTGCCGTGCCCGGCGTAGGAGCCGCTGCTGGCGCTGCGCCGACTGCCGCATACACGGGCAACGTCGGCGGCTATGGCATTGGGATGCCGATTGGCAGTGCCGCCCCTGTCCCGTCGAGCGCGATGGCCGACTTGCCCGCTATGGACATGGCGAAGATGCAGCGACTCACGCAGACGACCGGAGCCAGCATCCCTGCCCCTCAAATGGGCGCGATGCCTCGTATTGCCTCGCAGGTGGCCGATAAGCCACTAGGCCGTTTTGCTCAGGCGAGCAATTTTGCCAAGGACAACAAAGACTTGATTGCGATGGCGGGCAAGGGCGTTCAGGCATTTCTTCCCGATGCAGCGGGGGACGCGGCCTACATGAACGCAGAAACGAATCGGCTGCGGCTTGAGCAAGAACAAAGTCAGGAGAAGACGGAACAGGAACGCCGTCGTCGTATTGCTGAGTTGCTGATGCCGATGTTCACGCAGATGCAGTCGCGTCCGTCCTACGGAGGATAACCATGGCCACGTTTAACACGGCGTTTGGCTCGCTGCCCGGATACAAGGAAATGATGGGCACGACCAACAGCACCGCTGGCGGCGAAGAAAAGACGCCCACGGTGTATGGTGGTCAAACGCAGACCCAGCGCAAGACCGAGCAGCCCGCACAGACCTTTGCCCAGATGCAAACGCAGGGTCGGGCACGTCCTGCGGCTCCTCCTAGCCCTACGGCGACCGCCTTTGGGCAGTACGGCGGGAGTCAGCAGGGGCAGCAGTTACGAAGCCAGTTGCAGCAGCGGTTGACCGAGTTTGGTCAGGCTCCGTCGCGGTATGATACGGAGTCGTTCAAGCAAATCCGTGGCGCACAGGCGGCGAACCTCCAGTCGGAATACAGCGGACAGCAGAAGGCGTTGAATGAAGACCTTGCCCGTCGTGGATTGTCCGCGTCGAGCATTGGCGGCGGGCGGATGGGTGACTTGGCAGGGCAGCAGGCCCGTGCCTTGTCGTCGCTGGACGCCCAGTTGTTGCAGCAAGCGGCAGACACGCAAGCACAAGACCGTGCCCAGTACATGCAGTCGGGGCAGGGCTTGGCAGAACTGGCAGGGTCGCAAGACCTTCAGCAGTTTGAGGCCAACCGTGTGGCACAGGCCGCAACGTTTGAGAACCAGTTGCGGTCGGCACAGTTTGGGCAGCAGCAGTACGAACAGGCGGGACAAGAAGCCTTCCAAGGCGCACAGTCTGAAGAGGCGGCGTCGCAAGCCGCTCGCCAGTTTGACTTGGCTGCGCTTGGACAGACGGGTGGATTGTCACTGGACTTGCAGCGGTTGCTCGGATCGCAGGAAACCGAACGGGCTGGCCTGACAGGGCAGCTTGGGACGCAGCAGACGTTGGCCGGACAGCAGCAGGCTGAACAGACGCGCCAGTTTAACATTCAGCAGGCGTTGCAGCAGCAGCTTGGCATTGGCCAGTTGGGTGTCAGTCAGGGCGAACTGACGCTGCGCCAGCAACAGTTGTCGCAAGAAGCCTCTCAGTTTGGGTTGACGCTGAACGAGCAGCAGTCGGCACGGAACCAGCAGCTTGGTATTTCAAACCAAGAGTTGGCTCTTGAACGCGACCGCGTAACAAACCAGAACGCGCAGGCTGGTAGTGTGTTGACCGCGCAGAAGGCGCAAGACCTTGCACAGAACAATCTGGAGCAGGCGCGGATCAACGAGGCCATTGCTTCTCGCGGGACGGGCGTGTCGGAGTCGGCGTTGGAGCGAACGGCGCGCCAGTCGTTGCAGACACAGCAGACATCAGAGCAAGCTAGACAGTTCAACCTTGAGCAGTCGCTGCGTAACGCCAT